CATGCACCCGAACGCCTCGAGCGCTCAGAAAGCGATCCGGACGAACATGGAAAACATGGTCCAAAAGATCAAGCGGGACGCCTATGAGGGGGTCGTGCTTCCCTCCGAACAGTCGATCGACGGTTCGCCCACGGGTTACAAGTTGTCACTACTCGCGAGCGGCGGCCGTCGTCCGATCGACGTGGACGCAATCATCAAGCGCTATGAGTCCCGAATCTTGATGAGCTTTCTCTCGGAGATGCTCCTCCTCGGACAAGACTCGGTCGGCTCGTTCGCGCTTGCGGACTCTAAGACGAACATTCTCGCGATGTCGATCGCGGCGCTCTTGGATACCATTGTCGAGACGATCAACCGCGAGGCGATCTCCAAGCTTTGCGCTTTCAACGGCTTCGACCGCTCGACGTGGCCGGAACTTGCTCACGGCGACATCGAAAGCGCGGACCTTGCTCAACTCGGGACGTTCATCACTCAAGCGACAAGCGCCGGAGCCTTGATCCCGGACGAAGGACTCGAGACTCATCTCCGCGAGATGGCGGGCTTGCCCGTGAAAGATTCAGGATCGCCGGTCGTTTCTCTGGTACCGGACGAGAACGACAAGATCGAGATCCCGGAAGGGTTTAGCCTCGACCGCGCCGACTAGGACATCAAGGGCTCATGTCGATACAGGGCCCAAAGTTGACAGCCGTCTTCGGTCTTACCGTGTTTCTCAAAGTGGATCGCGTCGTTATCGACCACGATCTCGATGAACTCCCAGCTTCGAAACAGCCCGGGGATCCGTTTCCATTCGCTGAGATCTTCCGGACATCTATCCCGAAAAGGGTCTTGATATTTCAGTAAATCCTTAATTGCCATATGCTCCTCTCGTGTCGTGAACGCGGTTTTTCGCTTGAAAGTGGGACACGAAAAAAAACTTTTCGACTAAATTTAGCCGTTTTTAGTCGAAAACCGAACTGGTGACCCTTCTAAATTGCCGACAAACCCTCACAAGAAACCCGAAAAACTCAATGATTCCGTGAAAACGGTCCCGAATTAGAAGGGGCAGTAAACACGCTCGGCGCTTCGATGGGGTGCACAATAAGAAACCAGCGCGAAAAACCTAATGATTTCAAGGGGCGAATCGTTCGATGGGGTGCACAATTAGATTTTCGACTAAATTTGCTCGTTTTTAGTCGAAAGCCGGATCCGGGGATTTTTGTGCTATAATGGCGGGTTTTTATCTTGTAGGGCTTGCGATCCGGAGGACTTGCGAGGCTACCCTCTGATGTGCCTTTCCCGACTGAACACGCCGCCCGACAGCGGACTCCCGGATCGTTCGTCGAGAACTCGTTCCGTCGGTACACCGAAACACTTCCGGCGGGCGTGGCGCTTCTCATGGGTCAACTGAAAGGTGAGGACCGGATGCAAGTTCAGAGCGTCCGATTCAACGCGGCGATGTGGTCACCGGCGGAGGCTCGGGCTTGGCTCAAGGCTAACGAATACAAGGTCGACCACTTCGAGCAAGCAACCCAGAAAGCAAGAGCGGGAAGCAAGGCGGACGATAAGGATCAAAGTCAACCCGCGAAGCCATCCGAGCGCCGCACCGGGAGCCGTGCCAATGAACCCGAATCCGCGACCAGATCAGGCGCGAAAGAGATCAAGCTTAGCGAAGCCACCGAGGAAGCGCTCAGGAACAAGATGAGCGCCCACAACAAGGAGCACGGTGAGAAGAAAGGACGCCGGGTCAACTATCGGACACTCGCGGCCGTGTATCGCCGAGGCGCTGGAGCGTTCTCAACGTCGCACCGTCCGGGCATGAGCCGGAATCAATGGTCCATGGCTCGGGTCAACCACTTCCTCCATCTCGTCGCCACCGGCAAACCGAAAGACAAGAAGTACATCACCGACAACGATCTCCTTCCCTTGGAACATCCTCGAGCCGTCCGAAAGGGGCGATATGATCACATCAACTTCACGCCTCCGAAGGATGTGTCAACCGCGGCGGCTCGAGGGCTTGAACTCCGCGCCAAAGCGCCACCAAGTCAACGCGGCGGACTCACGGCGGCTCAAGCTGGAAAGGAGGGCGTCGGCTCCGGTGTCCAACGCGCCGCGAATCTCAAGAACCGGGACAAAGTTAGCCCGGACACGATCAAGCGCATGGTGAGCTTTTTCGCTCGACACAAAGAAAGCGCGAAGATCGATCCGAAATACAAGAGCGAGCCCCACAAGGATCGCGGATACGTGGCTCATTTGCTTTGGGGCGGTGACGCCGGGAAGCGATGGGCGGAAAAGGTAAAACGGCAAATGGACAAAGCGGACGAACTCAAGAAAGCGTGGGAGGTCTCGATTCCAATCTCCAAAGTGAACGACGAGAAGCGGCTCGCGTTCGGATGGGCTTCGGTGATTATCGACGCCGACGGGGACGCGGTGATCGACCACCAAAGCGATCGAATCAGTATCCCGGAGCTTGAAAAGGCGGCGTATGAGTACGTCCAGAAGAGCCGACAATCGACCGAGATGCATGTCCGGAAGGGCGTGGCCGAGCTAGTCGAGTCCGTGGTGATTACTCCTGAAAAGCGCGAAGCGATGGGGATCGACGGAGAAGGGATTACCGGTTGGTGGGTCGGCTTCCGAGTCAATGACTCGAGCGTGTGGAGCAAAGTGAAGAGCGGCGACTACCGGGAGTTTTCGATCGGCGGTACCGCGAAGAGAAGGAGCGTTGATCAATGATCAATGAATTAGAAGATCTTCAGATTGAAGAAATCGCCTTTGTCGACAAGGGCGCGGGAAAAGGCGTCAAGGTGGCGCTTTTCAAGAGATATAACGAAAAAGAGGAAACCAAAAAGATGAAATCACTCGAGGAAATCATGGGAGCCCTATCGGAGGAGGACGCGGCCGTCGTCATGCAAGCAATGGAAGAGCTTAAGCATGAGAAGGAAGAAAGCGCGGAAGCCGAGAAGATGGAGCACGACGAAGAAACCGACAAGATGAAAGACGAAGAGAAAGCGGACAAGATGAAAGACGAGGAAGTCGAGAAAAGCTTGAGCGTTCTCAAGTCCGAGAACGCGGTCATGAGAGAACAGATCGCGAAGATGCAAGCCGAGCGCGAGCGTGAGCTTTTCGTGAAACGCGCCGAAGCGCTTCCGAACGTTCCGACGTTCTCAACCGAAGAGCTTGGTGAGTTCTTGATGCACGTCAACAAATCACTCCCGGCTCATCTCGCCGAGAAGACCGAGTCGTTCATCAAGTCCGTGAACAACATATGCAGCGAGTCGAGCTTGATCAAAGAGTTCGGATCCGCTGGCATCGGTTCAAGCCGAAGCGGTTCGGCAATGGCTCGAGCGGAGGCGATGGCGTCCGAAATCACGAAGAGAGATCCAAAAATCAGCAAAGCGAAAGCGCTCAACGAAGTTTGGACAAACAACCCGGAACTCCGCCGAGAGTACCGACAAGAAAGAAGAGGTAACAAATAATGGCGACCACCGACGCACTAAGAACGATCACGCTCACAGCGGGCGCTGATCTCTCAAGCGGTCAGTACAAGATCGTGCAACTATCAGCGGCCAACACCGTCACACTGGCGACGGCCTCAACTCAAACGATCCTCGGCGTTCTCGTGAACGCTCCAGGAAGCGGCGAAGCGGCGGAAGTCGCGATCGAAGGCGTGGCGAAAGTGATCGCCGACGGTTCGGTCGCCGTGGGTGACTTGATCACCGCGGACTCGAACTCGGTCGCTACCAGTGTCACACAAGCGGACGCGGACTCAACGGACGCCTTCGCTAAGACTCTTGGAATCGCACTCGAAGCGGACGCAGCGGCGAACGCTTACATCCGCGTACTACTCGGACGCCAAAGCGTCCAAACGGCTTAAGGGAGGATTTAGAAAATGCCTAATCCATTAGTTTCAAGCGTCCATGTGGACGCAGCGTTGACGGGGATGTCCGTCGCGTATCTTCAAGATCAACGAAATTTCGTTGCCCGCCGGGTCTTCCCAGTGGTCAACGTTCAACACCGAAGCGACAAGTACTTCGTCTATAATCAGGCGGATTTCCTTAGAGATTCCGTACAGTTACGAGCGGCCGGTACCGAATCAGCGGCGGCCGACTATCGTCTAAGCACTGCAACATACACCGCGGAACGATACGCGCTTCATAAGGACATCGCGGACGAGATCCGATTTAACGCGGACGAAGCGATCGACCCCGAACGCGACGCGACTGAGTTCTTGATGCAGAAAATGTTGATCCACGAAGATCGCAAGTTCGCTCAAGACTTCATGAAGACCGGCGTATGGGATAACAACAAGAACGGCTCGACGGCGGACTTTACTCAGTTCACCGTAAGCTCGACCGATATCGTCTCAACTATGGACGGGTGGGGCGACATCATTCACCGAGGAACGGGCAAGCGTCCGAATACTTTGGTCTTGAGCCGGGACGTTTATTCCGTATTCAAGAACAACGCGACGATCCTCGAGTCGATCAAATATACGCAACGCGGGATCGCGACTCCGGAGCTTCTCGCGGAACTGTTCAACCTTGATCAGGTGATCGTATGCGACTCCGTCTATAACACGGCGGCGGAAGGTCAAACCGCGTCTTATGACTTCGCGGTCGGTGAAGACAGCTCATTCCCGAACTCGGGGCTCTTGTGCTACGTCAACCCGAATCCATCGATCTTGGCTCCGTCGGCGGGCTATAGCTTCGTGTGGACGCCATACGCGGACGCGGCGGGCGGCGCGGTGATGAAGTCCTTTTACATGGATCAACTCGCTAGCGATCGAATTGAGGCGGAGATGTACTGGGATCAAAAAGCGGTCTCAAGCGCTTGTGCCTTGTTCTTCTATAACGCAGTATAAAAACTGACCCACGGCGGGGGCGTCCGGGCTTCGGTTCGGGCGTCCCATTTTTGAGGTGATCGAGTGGCTTTTACGTACAACACAAGCTTGAGCACGAACCGGGACAAGGTGAGATTCCGGATCGGCGACACGGACTCGAATCGTCCGCTCTTGTCCGATGAAGAGATCGACGCCGTTCTCACTTCGAAGCCCGCGGTCCTTCCCTCGGCGCTTGAGTGTGTTGAGGCGATACTCGCGAAGATCGCTCGAGATGTAGATCGAAACGCGGCCGGGATCAGTTCAAGCCGTTCTCAGTCTTTCAACCACTACATGGAGTTGAGGAAGAAGCTCAGTCGCGAGATGGTCACCGAGTCGGAAATGTTCGTCGGCGGCTTGTCGAAGTCGGCTAAGCTTGGTTTCGAGAGCGATTCGGACTTCGTGCCTCCTAACTTCGAGATCGGACAATTCGATCACATCTCCCAAGAGAACAAAAAGGACGAGAGCGAATGATCGGTGTTAAGATCACCGGGCTCGAGGCACCGGCGGCGCTCGTCAAGCGACTAGGAAAGAACGCTAACGCCGCGATGTCGATCGCCTTGCTTCGTTGCGCTCAACGAGCCGAAGCGGACATAAAGGCGGAAGTGTATGAAGCCTTTAACCCCGGTACCGGAAATCTAGCGCGGTCCTTCAAGGCGGTCATGTTAGACGCGAAAGGTTCAGAGCTTCGAGCGGGCGCGGTGTCGGATTCCGTATACGCCGGGGTTCAAAACGAGGGCGGTCAAATCTTCC